GTCCATGGTCCAGCGGTATTCCAGATTTCCATTCTCGAGCCGGCGGACGCTGACGCTATCCGGGCGCAAGGGCGTAAGCGCCGCGACCCGGCCGCCGCCATTCCTTTCGATCGCCGCGTAGGAATTGCCCCAAAGCTCGATAGAGGCCGAGGAGAATTCCCAAAAGTCGGTGGCCGTCTGGTCGTAATTCGGGCTGTCATGCAGGATGCGAAACAACGGATGATCGCGCGCCAGCGTGCGCTCGCCCCGGCTGTTGGTCCGATAGACCATGAGCGGGAGTGATGCGATGGTGCCGGCCAGCAGATTGACGCAGGCCCATACAGCCGAAATCGCGAGGATGTTCTGGTCGGTGATCGGCTCGCCCGCGTCCGAGCGCTGGCCATCGGGATACCAGCCGTCCGGGGTGCGCAAGGACAGCCGCCGGAAGAAGGTCGCCATTTTGCGGAGGAGGCTCACGCCGCTGCCCCTGCGAGGCTTAGGAAATAGCTATCCATGCCCGCCCCGACCGCCTCGGGGTTCTTGCTCATCAGCATGGCCGCATCAAAGGCGGCGACGAGCGGGTCAATTTTCGCCTTGCCCGCGACTTGCTTGGTAATCAGCACCGCATTCCCACGTTGTTCGACCTTTGCATTGCCGACGCACCACGCCATGAGCGGCGCGCCAGCGTGCCAAAGCGTGCCGTCCTTCAATTTGCGCTCTGTGCCTTGGATGACGCCCGAAAGGCGGTAGCCCTGCGGGATCGCGACGACCTGATCGCCAGTGATGCCGCGCACCGCCAGCGCATCGACCATGTTGGCGACGCCGACCGGATCGAGGCCGACGCCGGCCTTTTCGGGCAACAGCCCGGTATCCCGGACGCGGGCGATGATGTCGGCGACTTCCTCGAAATCCTGCGTCGGCGTCTCGCAAATGGTTAGATCGCCGTCGCGCTGAAAGTCATGCAGCCGGTCGGCGATTTCCTTTCGCCGGGAGAGCACATCCTTGTGCGCCCAGGCATGCGACCAGAGCCGCCATTCACTGCGATTGCGCTTGCAACGGCCGATCGCCGCCAGCCCGAATAGATCGTCCAGCCCGCCGCCATCGATGCCGAAAACGATGGCATCGGACTCGGCGATCAGCGAGTCGAGCGTGATGGACGGATCGGCCGCGCTTTCCCAATAATCGGCGCCGAGCCAGCGGTCGTCATGCAGGGCGACGCCGATTTCGACGTTCAGCCTTTGCGACGCCCACAGGCGCAAATCCTCGTCGCCTTTTTCGACTGCCGCCTGATAGCTCGATTTCAGCTTTTCCAGCGTGATCGAGCGGCCGAGGTTCGGATTGACCAGCGGCCAGACCGCCGGATCGCGCCACGCGCCGCTGCGCTGCATCTCCTCCGGGAATTCATAGAGGATCGGCAGCATACGGCTTTCTTTGATCCGGCCGTCGCGGACGCCGCGCGCATATCGGAGTTCCGTCTTGAATGCCCCGGCCGGCGGCTCGTCCGATTGCGTGGTGATCATGACCAGCACCGATTCCGGCGCCGGCATGCCGTTGCGAATCTGGACGATGATCCGGGCGGCGGCGGCCATGGACGACATAAGGTGCAGTTCGTCCAGCAACACGAAAATCGGCTTGGAGCCGGTGACGACCTTCATGTCGAAGGTCTTGACCTTGAGCCGGGCTTTGTTGCGCCGGTCCAGAATCGTCTTCGTATGGTGCGCGATATGGAACCGCTTGCTTAGATAATCGTCGGCCTCGATCATCCCGACCGCCTGCTGAAAGGCTTGGTCGGAGACCTCATGCGTCGGCCCCACATAGATGAATTCGGCATGCGGCCGGGAATTCATCAGCAAGGCGGTCAACGAGACCCCGGCGCCGCCGGTCGTCTTGTTGTTCTTTTTCGGCACCATGCAGAAAAGCTCCTGCACCATGCGCGTGTCGCCGACCATTGAGCCGAAGATGGCGCGGACGATATCGCGCTGCCATTCGCCGGCCGCATCGCGCAGGAGCGGCTGGCCGGGCACATCGGGCAGGCGGAGCTTATTGAAGATATCGACGGCGCGGGCCGCCTCGGCCTCGTCCAGCGGCAAATCCGGGATCAGCGATTTACCGGCAAGGAGCCGTTGCTCCCAATCCGGGCAGGCGAAGTTCCAGCCGGTCAATTCAACAGCCGGCCCCAATCGGATTCGGTATGCGCGGTTTCGGCCTCGCGCTGCTGAATTTCCTTCTTGCCCGGAGGCCGATCGCGTTCACCATCCGGGCGCGGCACATATTGCGACCAGCCGAAGCGGCATTGCAGCGCGAAGGTGATTGCCTTTAGCGCCGTGCCATCGCTGCCGCTGGCGATCCGCAGGAGATTGGCGACCAGCTTGGCCTGAACGAGCGCGCCGCCGCGCCGCAGCTGATCCCGGTAATGCTTGAATAGCGTGGCCTGAGTGATCCCCACGACCTCGGCTATATCCTTTGTCGGCACCGCGAAGCCCGATAGGACCTCAACCATTTTCCGATCTTTTTCGCTCGGCTCATGCGGCGGCCGGCCGGCTTGTTTTCGCTTGCTCATGGCTTACCGTTTTACTGCAACAACAACCACTTAGTGATAACTCCCGACCCCGGTCTCTATAGGTGTTGAGCACGCGCCAATGAGGGGCCGGCAAAAACCAAGGAAGGACCTAAAAGACCACCCCGACCTGACCTCGCCGGAAGCCTACGCGGTCAAATTCACCGCATCGCTTTTCCTCGTCCGGGGGCGAAAAGGGCGATATCAACCCTTAAAGGCCTTCCCGATCAATCCGGTTTCCTTCTCGCCGAAGGCGACGAACAAATACCGGAACTTCGCGGTCACCGCCCTTGAGGCGCAGCGCAACGCGGCACGGGCCGAGTAAAACCGGCGCGACCGGAGAGGCCGGATGACCGCTATGATTTTACCCGCCGGTATGGTTATCGTCGGCAATCATGCGCTCGCGCGGTTTGCACACCAGCCGAGGGCGGGCAAGAAATCGGATGCGAGGCCCCGAGCGGCGCAGGCGTGCTTTCCGCATGCTATGAATGGAGCACCCAACAATGCTACTGACTTTCCCAGTCGCGCAATTGCGCGACCTGCTCAAATCCGCCGAGGCAAGCTGGTCGAAGGGGCAGCGCGCCCTTTGGCACCAGGATGCTCCCGAGCCGGGCTTTTGGCTGCGCTGCGATTATGGCGTCTACCTGATGCACAATGCCAATCTGGACGCGGGCGAAAAGCCCGCCGTCGTCCATGCCTTGGAACACAATCCCGAGACCATGCCTTTCAGCCTCTGGTTGGACGAGAAAGCCAGCTATGGCTGCATTAATGAAGTCGAGTTCATCGCCGCCGAAGTCATCCGCAATGCGGTCGCCAACGACAGCCCGCTGCTTCTCCATGTCACCGCCGGGCAATATCCCGGCCGAATGCTTATCCGGATCGTCTGATCGTCTGTCCCGTCGACCCGGAGGTCACGCGGCCCGGCGAGGTCGCGCCGATCTGCTGGCCAAAAGCCTGAAGGACCGATACAGCCCGCCTCTCGACCTTATGGCGCCCAATCTTCGGCGTTTTCCATGATGGACTTTAAAAATCCTCCATTTCCGCTCTCGTTTTTTCCGCCGCGCGAAAAAAATCTCCGAATTGCGCGAGGGCCGGTCCTTGGGCTGCTTTGGGCTATCATGTTTCACCCTCCCCCCTGTACGTTGCGACAGATTGCTCGTAAATAGATGTGGGGGACATCGTGTCGATACGAACGGTTGCTACAGCGGTTATGGGGGTGGTCGTTATCACGGGAGTGATGATTGCGGCGGTCCACTGGATTCCGCTCGACCCATGTACGCTCGGTACGCCCGTCGAAAGGTACAAGGAGACCGTCGACTTTCTCTCTACAACCATGGAACTGGTATTAGGCTTGTGTACGGGCCTATTAGGATTATCCGCTGCTGTCCTAATCGGAATTCAAGGTAATCTTAAATTATCAAATTGGAGCATGTTTTTCACATTGCTATCTATGATAGCTATTGCCGCATCAGTTCTTTGTGCAATATTGTGGAAGTTTCAGATTTCAAATCTTTGGTTTAATGGATGCTACGAACTGGTCGGAACAATGCGCATACAAGCGCTTTATCGGATGCATTTTTGCTTCTTTTTGCTTGGCGTCCTCTTGCTTGCAATTGTAGTCGCCTTAGTTGCATTTGAACGTCTCAAGGAGACAGCTTCCGGAGGAACGTCATGACAAGCAGTTGGGCTTGGCGGCTGAGTTGGAGGCTACGAGCTCTGCTGATAATTCTCAGCGCCGGCGCAACATCGGCACGTGCACAAGAGGTCGACGTAACACTGGAAAAGGTGATCGCTCAGTGGTCGGCCGAAGCTGGTATTATTGTGACACCTGCGGCGGCGGAAGCTGCACTGAAGGATGTGGCGACCAAGATAAGCACAAACGCGTTGAAAGCTGGTGTCGATCCGGTTGAGGTCGCGAAGTTCGCGACGGTTATAGAACAAGGCGGCTATGTCAGCACCGTACCAGGAGGCATAGTTGGCGAAGGAGATGCCGGGAAGGCGGACCTGAGGCTCGGTGGCTCACATCTGTATGCGGAGATAGTCAGTACCCTGCAGCCCAAATACGTCTTCATGCAGCTTTACCAATTTCCAACACTGACGGTCCTCGTCGAGCCAGTCCCTCCTGTGGACTTCGTTATCGAAATAAATGGATGGCGCCCAAGGGAGGCCAAGCCAGACGGCACCTATGCCTTCGAGCCGGGCGAGATCGATTTACTTGTGACACGCAACAATCGCCCGGACTGCACGTGGAAGGGTCGCCTGGAAGCCGGACAAAAGTTCTCTGTCAGCTGCAAAATGTGAGCTGTCTGAGCAGTTTCGCTCGCCGAGGTTCGCCATGCCACGTTGCCAAAGTCGCAATAGGTCGAGGCTAGCGGCTGCTTGACGGCAAGCCGAAGAAGGCTGGCGTGATGACAGCGTGCGCATCGCCAGCAGGGGGGCCTTCTTTCGACCTTTCCCCTCCGTCCCTATGGGGCGATGCCGGTGACGAGCACGAAGATGATCAGGGCGCCGACGATGATCAGCACCGAGAAGGCAAGATGCCAAGGCATGGCGTCAATCCCATTGGCCGTGGGGGATGGCCTGTTCTTCACGCTGGATTTCTCCGTCGTGCACCCGCTTGGATACGGTCTGGATATTGTTGATGTCCCAAAAGAGCTTCGGATCTCCTCGATGCGGGGTCCTATGGTGCGCGACGGGACTATTCGGGGCCGGCGCCTTTGCGGTGCAAAGCTCGCCTGTGCGCTGGCATGTGTAATTGTCGCGCAGGAACACGGCTTGGCGCAGGTCCTCCCATGCGGCGGTATTGTACCAAGCACGCCATGGCTGGAAGGTTCGCCGCTTCTTGTCGGCATCGTCGGAGGCATAGCCGACGAGCGGCGACAGCGTTGAAATGTTTGCTTGCAAAGCGCGGAGTCGAGGCATCGCATCGAACGCCGATCGGGCTGGCGCTTCCTAAATCTAGTGGCAATGACGGGGATATAGCTGCTATATATGGATTCCGGTCACATCCTGTCAAGTCGGCAAAGCAAGTTTGCACGAGTCCGGCAACGAGAAATGCGCCGACATTTCGGTTTCGGGGCAAGAGAAACTTGACTGGTCCGTTAAGGGGCGGTGGTTGGGCGAGGTGACCATTCGGTGCAGCTCGGACATGTGTTCGAACATCACTTCAGCTTTGAATGGAAGTTCCAGACGCGATACTGCACGGCCGGCTCAAGTGCTGGCAAACTCAGTACCGGTCAGCTCAGCAATGCTGCCGAAAATTGCATGACTATAAAGGACTCCTAGTAATCACGTTGCTGCAATGCCACCATTGCCCGCGCGGCAAGCGCCGGACATCGACGCCTCCATTCAAGTAATGATCAACGGCAGCACTTTGCCGCAGCGACGGAGCGAGGGGGTGTCTACACCCTCAACGTCCTGAAAGCTCACATCTAGAGCCATCCTCAAGCCGGGTTCTTCTTCTCCGCCTGCCGTGTGGCACCATTCGGAACATTCTCCTTCGGAGCCACACAAGGAGCTCCGTGACAAACCTTCTCGCCCTTGTAGGTGGCGAGGGTCTGCAGCACACCCTCTAGCCAGGACGGGTTTACCCGAGGCAGTCCGTCCGCCAGCTTGAGTGCGAGCTCGAGCAATTCCTCCGCGCGAGCTTTATTGCCGCTCTCATAGTAGTATGGAGCGACGGCCCGATAATACGACGCCTTTACCTCGTCTTTCAGCCCTGTCAGTGCAAGGATGTGTTCGGAGAGCTCCTTGCCCATAGCAAGGCGCTCGGCAGACGGAAAGTGCGTGTAATCATACTCATCTGGATTGAAGAGTTGGTCCAACGCGTTCAACAGCCACTCCTGGTCGTTTCTGTCGATAGCGTCACGAACCAATCGCCGCAGTACGGTCAGGCCGGTCTGCATGTCGCGCATTTTGTAAAGCAAAGTTTCCACATGAGTCGTGCGGAGGTCGATGTCATCTGGCATCAAAGCGATAGCCTCTTCGATCGCCGGGAGCGCTGTCATCCAATCCTTCATCTCTATCGCCGCGGTGAATTTGTCTAGAATCGGGTTCAGTTGCGCGTCGTCTCGCCCTTTGGCGATCCGCTCCCTTTCGACGGCTTTTGCTTGATCGCTGCTACGCCACGTGCCGTCAAGCACCTGCGGCAGGACAGAATCGAGGTCCGTCGGATGACCGATAAAGGCGATGCGGCTGTCTCGGTCGACCACAAACGAATATGGAACTCCGAAAGAAAAGCTCGCTTCCTTCCATAGCTTTTCCATTTCGCCTGTGCAGTCGATCCCGACCCGGAAGTTCAACTTCGGGACGTTTTCCGTCAACCATGGGTCCAAATGCGCTCGAGCGTCATCGGCAGTCGCAGCCCGTTCTTCTGCAGCCACGCCAACGACCTCCAGTCCTCGGTCCCTGTATTTCTCCTGCAGCTGTATCAGATTGAGCATCGGCGCCACACAATGTGGACACGTGGTGGAAAAAAATTCGAGGACGTAGACTGTGCCGGGCTGGAAGTTCGCAAGGGGCTCGCCCCCTATCCAGTTTTGCGCTTTAATTGCAGGAGCTTGTGACTCCATAGACAGGTACATATTACTCTTCCTTCTTTGCCCGACGCATATGGGGATTTCAGCGGCGGGTGGCAAGGCCCCACAAATCGGCAAGATCGTCCAGGCAGGAGCGGAGTTCATTGGCGGCGGCCAGCTTGCCGCGCCTCGATCGGCCGAGTTCATGCAAGGCATATCCTTCGCCGCATATCCGACATACCAGCCGGTAGCGATCGGGATCACGCAAGCGGCGCCGGGCGCGGCGCAATTCATCAGCGGCCACCAGCTGGCGTTCGGTGATCGGATCGGATCGCTGGCCGCCGTCTACCGGCTCCTTGCCATAGTCGATGGCGCCGGCACCCTTGCCGCCCATGGTTTCCCAAAGGGCGCCGAACCTGTTTGCGGCGGCCAGCTGCGCGGGATCGAGGCGGCCACGCGAGTAAAGCATGATGACCGCGCTCTGGCGGGTATTGATTACCGCGCTGATCTGCTTGGGGTTGCCGGCGGTCCCTGAATGGGCGCGGCTGTAGAATGGATTATCGACAACGACGCCGCGCAGGGAACGGTGCGGATCGTGCGGTTTCCTCTTTACCATGAACGCCTCGGGCGTGAATCAAACGGGGTCGCCCGATTATAACAAACCCGCAGTCCCGGCTCGGACGATCAGAAGCATGAGTAGGCCGATGGCGACCGCCACGGCCAGCGCGAAGACGCGATATTGCGGGATCATTGGACGGCCCTCTTCAATCTGACGCGAGCGCTGCCTCGCGAGGGCGGGCCTTTCTCTGAGAAAGCCGCCTGAATAGCCTTGAGCTCGCGGTCGCGCACGGCGATCTGATGCATCAGCTAATCGACGAGCCCGGAGTCCTCGTCATTATCGAAAAACGCGCCAAGAATATGGTTGGGCGTGATGCCAAGCTCCTTGCAGATCAGGATCAGCGCCGAGGCCGAGATCCGGTTGGCGCCCTTCTCGTATTTTTGCAATTGCTGGAACGTGATCCCGAGCTTTTCGGCAAGCGCTCCCTGCGACATGCTCCGCAGCAGCCGGAATTCCCGAATGCGGGCGCCTATCTTCTGATCAATGTCCGTGGTCTGGACTTTCAAACTCTGTCTCATGCTCCGCCCTTTCATTGCAGGAAATTCCGCATCCTGCCTTCCATCGGCCCGAGGCTGGGATCCTCTTCCACGCGCGACCGAGAATATTGGGTCGACCGGGCGGCGGAAGTGACGAGGAAGCGGGTCAGATCGAAGCCTCCGAGGCAGCACCACATCATCTCCCTCATTCTTCTCCGTTCAACGCGCATCTGCGCTTGCCCTTACCCGTATTTCTTTCAATTTGCCCTTCCTTACGCTCGATGGTTGAGATAACAGTTCTCTATGTCAATATTGTTTTCGATCAGATTGGCAACTATCATCCGGCAGTTGTGACAACAAGCGAATACAAAGCCGCGCTCGCCGCTCTCGGAACGGGTTTCAAATGGCCGCAGAATCCTTGCGAATAGGGCCTCACACGTCTCAGCGCCACGCGTTCCAGGGCTCACCCCGGATCATCGGGCTCGCGCTTGAGGCATTAGCCATAAAAACTGAGGGGAAAAATACGTATGATAGAAAATAATATTTACCTGATTGGCCAACGAGCATCGCCGCTGGTGGGGGCCGGGTCGTCACGGATATGCAAAGCGACTCGCCGACTTTGGCCGCTACAAGGAAGCCCAGGCGCTGGAAATCTGACCAATGCTATGTTCGGCCGTCGGGGCGACCATCCTTTGCCGGAAATGCCCGTCCCCTTGAAGCTGGTCACTTTCGCGGTGGAGCGGTTAAAGGCCTCTACTCCGGCGATGACCCCCGGGGCACCTGCCGTAGAATAATTCTAATTCCGGGTGGCTGATCGCAGCAGAGCGCAGCCAAAACTGCGAAAGAACGCTGCTAGTCGGAGAAATGGCGGGGAAACCCCACGTAGCCCGCCGCCCTGCATCCCCCCTTGACCAGGGCCGACTATGGTGCACCCGGAATGGCCGAGCCCGCCCCATGCCACATAGGCGGGCTCGGCCGCAATTCTCAGTAGGCAAGCGGATAGGCATCGGCAAGCAGCTTATTCCAGCGCGAGCGGAAATTTGCGCCGGGGCATAGTGGCTTCTTTCCTCGGCCACGATAGCGTCACGATTACCTGAAGTCTCGCCAGCGCGGCAGTGTGCCAGTCGCCTTGAACTGACAGGTGTTTGGCGGGATCAGCGGCCGGTAGCCGCTTCCATGGATCGGCGCGTCCTTGGGGATGAGCCGTTCCGGGTCCAGCGCTTGCAGGACGAATTCATGCGTGGCGCCGGGCATGTAGAAAACCATCGTCCCGCCTCGGGGCCGGCGTGGTCAGATCGGTCGAGCACGAGCAGATATCGGCTCCAGACCAGGTGCGCCCATGGCGCGTCGATGATTCACGCGGCTCTGCTTTCCGCTTTCGAGGCGTCAAATTCGCCGTTGTGGTGCTGGCGGCGCAATTCTTCGGCCGCTTTGTTCCCGAATCCACATCCGTACTGAACGTGTTCTCGTGCCGTTCCGTCAGCATTAGCTCTTAATCTTGCCGTAGAGTTTCCACTTTCAGCAGGCAGGCAACTGGTAAGCCGCGTGGCTCCATAACCACGAAAGACCGTTCGATCCGCTTGAAGGCCCGGTGATAGGGGTCTGTCGGTTCGTAGACGACGCGCGTGTGACCGACGGTGGGTGTTGACTAACGCAGCACGCAATGCTTTATAAGCAGCGACGGACTAAAACCCTCATGTAGTTGGAAAAGCGTCATGGATCATTTTTCTGCACCGTCTGACAATCCGAACGATCAAATGGAGTCGACGTCGGAGCGCATTCCGCGCCACGGCAAAGAACTGTGGCATCTGCCACAGGCGCCGTATAAGCAAAAATCACCGAGGAAGCTTTCAGAAATCGCCTGTGCCTGCCTGTTGTCGGGCAGCTTGCTGGCAGGGTCGGCGCATGCTGTCACGCCGGACGATCACTCGATCCTGAGCGCTTTTTGGACCCCCGCGAATCTGATCAAGGAATATTTCGATTGGCGCGGCTGGGCTGGCTGGGGCTCGGTTGGCGCGACCAATATGCTCATTACGGCGGGAACCGGAGAGAGCGACGGCGACTTTACCAAGGTTGTGGTCACCAATCTTTGCGGCGCTATCGCCGCCGGCTTTGTAGCCGCGTGGAAGCCGGCCGACGGGCCTGGAGCTGCGTCGCACATCAAGGCAATCGTCAAGTCCGGGAGCGTGGCCGCCGCCGCCAGCGCCTGCGGATGGGCGACGCAGGCGACTCTCAAAAAGACCGATTCCGAAATGTCTGCTGCGCACAATGCCATCGACAAGGCGAAAAGGACCGATAAGCCGAACTACGACGAAATCGTCGACGACAAGACAAAAGTAAATAACGCATTTCTGGCCATGGAGAAGAATTACCGCGATATCGCGCGCGCCTTGAACGATGCGGCGTATTGGTTGAGCGAATGGCGCAGAAACGGCTGCTCGACCCGCACGCAGTCCACACTCTGCGACGAACTCTGGGATAGCAGGGCCCGTGCGCAAGCGGCCGCTGAGAAGAAGCTGGTTACCTTCAACGATGACGGCAGGGATATGTCCGCCTACGCCAAGGAACTGGCTGCCGACGTGAAATCTTGAATTGCATTTGCCCGTTCGAATCTTCGGCCGGCCCATTGAAAGCAGTGGGCTGGCGTCAAAATCCAAGGATAAAAAAATGCCGATCTACGACTCAAAGGCAACAGGCAAAAAGAAATTGCTGCGCGTCCTTCTCGTATCGCTTACAGCTTTGGCGGTCCAGTCGGATGGAATTGCAGCAATGGCCGAGGTGTTGCCACAGATTTCCCAGCAGCAATCTCCTGCGATCCCGAATCAGATCCTCATATCCAACAATGAGGAGTTGGCTGCCGACCCTCAAGCTCCCGTTCGATTTGATCTGTTGGATCCGGCGCAATATGCATTGCAGGCCAAGGATTACGGAGGGCATCCCGCCTACGGCGCAGCGATTCTGGCGCGGGGATGCGCCGACTATTTCGAATCTCGGAGCCATCACGACCAGGATCTGGCCGATGCCGCAAAACTGGAAAAAAGCGGCGACAGGAACTTCGAAGATCTTGTCGCCGCCACCGCTTTCAAGATTCGCACGATGGAGGTGCAGTGCAGCGGTGTCACCGCGGAAGACATCCGCAATTCCGGCGATTTGATGCGCGAAGCCGCGGCCGCGGGGGATGTCAATGCCAAGGCCATTGTCTTGTTCGAGGATTTCCGCGCCGTAGATGCCGCCCGGGCCGAAGCCAAGCTTGCCAACAAGGCCTTCGACGTCGATCCCGCCGTTTACAAGGATTGGCTGAACGAAGCGGTGCATCTGACTGAACAGGGAAATCTGAGAGGCGCCCAGCTTGCCGCCTTGCTGACCGGCCTCAGCGCCTACGGGCAAAAAGACATGACTACATCGGCCATGTGGTCCATGGTCGCCCAACAATCCGAAGGGGAGGCATTCGATTCCGGCAAATTCTCTTTCGAGACGGAGCCATACAACGAACTGAGCGGTGCAGAAAGAGCCGCAGCCACCGAGCGCGCAAAGACTGTTTTCGGCGCTTGTTGCAACCAGCCTTCGGCGCAAGCCCAGGAGAAGGCTGACAGAGTGATCGCCGCACCGGAGCGCGAGGAAATCGGACAACTTCCGGCGCGCTGAATCTCGGATGGCAGGCCGTTAAGCCTGCCCTCCTGTCTTGGCAGCCGTCTTTTTCAAGGCTGCCTTTCGGCCGGCCCCGCCGGATGGGGCCGGCCTTTGCACTGCGCTTCTTTGTCGCCGCAGTGCCCGGACATGTCGCCGACCGGTGCTGTCACATTGATTTTGACTTAACGGTTTGACGATGGTCAGGTGGCGCATGGTCCAAGCATGCGCCACCTACAAGAACCATCGCTTCCCGATCGAAATCGTTGCTCATGCCGTCTGGCTTTATTACCGGTTCGGGCTGAGCCTTTATCCGGTTAGCTCTGGTCGGACGACCAACGTCGTTCGCGGCGCGTATCAAACGTGCAACGACATTGGTAGTCAGCATTGGCGGACGAGCTCTTCTCAGCGCAGGTTTTCGGCCACGGTCCGGTAGCATGCATCAGACGATCCGACATCGAGCTTACTAATCAGTTCCCACTTCTTGCGGTTGTAGTCAAAGAACTCAACGAAGCACTTATTGGCTTTATAGTCGAGCCACTGCGCTGCTAGAAGGCGGCTTCCTATCTCGAAGTGAAGCTGCATGTACATATTTTCCTCACCGCCGCGCGGGAAATTGGCTGGTCTTCCGCTGTTATTGTCCCCGACAATTGCAAAGGTACACCCAGTTCCGCATCCAATCTGGATCACAGAGAAATGCCCCGCAAAGTTGGGGCCTTCGCGCATGCCGTTGCGGATTCGGGTGCGGAACGAGTTGAACTTTCGGTCTCTCCCGCGGAAATCTGGAAGCTTAGTTCGGCCGGTGAAACGCTCCGTCACCGCATATCGCGCGGGGCGTGGGAAATCTGCCTTCGATGCAAGGCTCCCATTCGCGAAGCTCGATCCCGTGATATCGCATTTATGCCAGTCCGTCTGATATGCGGCCTGGCCTTCGCCCGCGTAGCACCAGCCGACGGCCTTCAACTTCGCTGCAATCACTTCTCGATATGTACAGGCCGCCTGTGTCCTTTCGGTGTTGTCGACGGTCCCGCGGCAAACAGCATTCTGATCGTACCACTGAGATAGGACGCGGACCGGAGCCACAGCATCCTTGTCCACATCCAGCACTTCACCGCTCTCGGAAGCAATCTTCTGTGTTGAGGGGTCCCACGAGATCAGGAAACGCGCCGAGCCGGATGATACTCCGTACCCGACATCACGCCTCGCGTACCAGTCGACGATCCCTGCAACAACGCAGTAGGCGGCGCATGAGACCGTAGCGGTGCCCGGCTTGACGTTGTAGGCCCGGACCGGCCAGCGCATGACGAACTTCACCTTCTCGTCGACAACATAAATCCGCGACCTTGGTTTCCCGTAGAAGCTCACTGTCTCGTTATATGCCCGATCCATAAACACGAGCGCCTCCGCATTTCCCAGCGACCACGCCTGGTAATAGGCAGAGACAAACGCTAGGGCCCTGTCTTCATTTGTGAGGGGCCTTTCTTCTTCCTCGTGAGCGGTGGTTTCGTCCGAGGGTGTCATTGTGGTGTCAGGTAGTGTTTCGGGAACGGCGTTTTGTAGCCCCGCCGTCACATTGTATTCGTCCATTTCGGCTGCTGTCAGGTACCGCATATCGTTGGGTGCCACCGACAGGCTGAGTTGCAGGAGCTTCGGGTCGACGCCCATCTCAAGCAGATACGTCATTATCTGCGCGGTCATCTGCTGTACCGCAGCGACTGCTGTATGGCCATCCAGAACAGCGTTCGCCGAGAATGACGATTGGTGCACGCCGATGGAGCCGGGTTCAGCATGTCGGATAACGGCGCCCACGAACGCTAACGCACAGGCGGAAACGCACTGCGTGGCACGCGGCTGAAAACTGGAGAGACCCAGCGACCGAATAACCCGACCATAGGCGATAGCGGAGACGACATTTCCGCCATCGCTGTCGAAGGTGATAACCTTTGCTCCTGTGGCGGAAACCTCTCGGGCTAGCGCCTGTGGATCGTCCGCGAGGGCGAACGCCCCCTTGAGGAGAATGACGACACCGCGATCGGTATCGATGCGCTGAAGGATAATCTCCGCCCGCGCAGACAAGGTGAGCCACACGCATGCGACCAATGCCAGCAAAACGATACGCAACACAGTCACTTTCGCCCCCATACGCCAGACGAACATGTTATCAAGTCGCAGCGCAAGTGCAATCTGAACGATCATCAACAAACGGAGCAACGATGCGAACGGCATGCTGCTTCGACCTGAAGTGTCGGACGACGATACAGCCGCCGCAGTCTCGTCGGTCGAACGCGAGGGCAAAGGGGACCCACTGAGAGCGCAGTAGCTCAATCGCGAGGCCGTAGCCTTGAGGAGATGCGGATGCCCGAATACCTAGCCGAGCACTTCGATACCGGCCCAGACAACCTCAAGAGCATGCGAGCCTTCATCAATGAAAAGGCGGCCGCGGGGTATGCGCTCCACCAGGTAATCGAGCGCAGCCCGTGTCAGTGGGTGTTGATCTTCAGGCGCAATTCGGCGGGCTGCTAGCTCACTTGGGCGCGAACCCTTGTTCCGCCATACAGGCGTTAAACGAGCTGTTTGCTGCGATTGCACCGGCAATCCAGAGCCTTCCGGCGATGACCTGCGTTTGAGCGGCTCGCCCGTTGCAGATGGCCTTCGCACGTTCGAAACGCGACTCGTAAGAGCTGGTCTTGACCTCGCGCCACTCGCTTGATGATGAACTGTTGCAGCCTGCCAGCACGGCTCCAAGCAAAATGAACGATAGCTTCCGCACCGTTCGCATCACAGCATGTAACTGTCGATCACCGGTATTTTGCCTTCCAGCGCTTTGCGCTTCGCCTGAGTAAGCGCGAACTGCCTGCCATCAAGATCCCGACCACGGATCATCTCTAAAGCAGTGCGGGTGATCCTGAATCTACCGCAGGTAGGGCAGGTGATCTCGGCGAAGTCCCCCAATCTCGGCAACGCCTCTTGCGCCGGCTCGTTGAGACGGGGCAGTCGCCATTTGTCCACTTCATGATGTCCTCCCTTTTGCATCAGTCGCACTGACTGCTTAGTGCGAAAGGTTCGCCTTATATTACGCCTTGGTGGCGCATGTCCCTCAGCAGGCAAACGGGCCTCGCGCTCTACCTTGAGCTGAGGCCCGTATACAGTATCCGACAAGCTACCCGCGTTCAATCCGGCGTCAATGACGTCTGCACTACCCAAGAGCCGCTTCCGCCGTCACGATTGACGAGACGGGCACCCGTGACGTCGTATCTGAAACCGCCACTGCCTACGCCGTTGGTGTCCAAAACGCTTGCCCGTGGACCAAAACTAGCGACCAAAAATATGTCATTCCGGTCGACCAAACCTGGATCATTGGTTTCACTTCGGGTACTAACAAGGATGTACCAGGCGGGGGTAATCCTTTCATCATCAAGAATATTGGTGGTACCCACGGGATAACCGTTAGTAGCCGCCGGTTTGGAGCTGAATAATGCCAGCAAATTTGTATTTTCATCGCTGGTATCTTCAACGCTGGTATTTTTAAGGCGAATCCGATCACCACTGTTAACGACTTGTCTAAGTTTCTGATCGCCGCCCGGCAATATTTTCCATAGCGTGAACTTGTTGGGGTCCGTATAGGCGCCAACAGTGCTCACAGCACCAGGTACGTTCGACGGCCCGCCAGTACCGAGATAGCCGCCCTTCAACTGTCCTCCGTATGAGTTGGCTATCCTCAACGTATCGCCGTACCTTAGATAACTATCTGCCATTTTTACGCTCCAGTTAGCGATGTGACGATCGAAGCGATCGCACCATCAGAGATTTAATAAGCCAATCCCAAATTGCCTGAACCGAGAAGTGAGTATGGAAGCCTGCTGCCGTTAGGCGACGGCTCGGGCCTTCTGCTATCGTCAAAAGTTCGACCTTTTCGACCTAGGTCCACCACTCAGAGCATTAGGTAAGCATTGGTCGAATAAGCATGGGCAAACTACAACCTTTCGTCGCTCCTATACAACTATGAGTTTTTTGGGGTTTCGCGCGGCACTCGCACGGCCGTTAGATTTTTAATCACGGCTCCTGGGCGGATATCTTTGAAAACACTTCGAGTTTGAGCGCGGTCGGAGCCTCTGGGCGGTGTTTTAGGGGTTCGCAAATTTATTGCTGCACTCGCGTGGGCATTCACGCCCAGGCCTGAGCTTTGCCAACCTTCTGAGGTTCTGCGCGCTGGCTGCGAGCAAGAGTTCATCTTGTCGCTTGGCAGATAAATGGGTTCTTCCTCAATTTCTGTATTTCTGTGGTCAATACGGCCTCTCATTGATCAAGACCTATTTGCCCATTCTCTGCCCGATGGACATGATGCGCCGAGGCTGACTTTGGAGCTTGCGGCGGGCGTCGCAGCAATGAGCGACGATGTCCTGGTAGATTTTGCGATGCGGTTTGAGAGCCAGTTCCGTGCTGGTGATCGTTCAAACGTGATGGCAGACCGGGAGCCTTGCCATTGATCAGCCCTTCGGGGCCATGCGCATTGAAGCGCATGGCCCGGTCAATCTTAACGCCGCGCACCCGCGTCGCCTAACTCCTAAATTACGCACGTATTACCCTCCGAAGTACCACCGGCCTCTCTGCACCCTTCCACGAAGTTCTGGTGTTCTGCCTCACGGCCCAACTCACAGACTTTGTCCTCAGGCGCGCACACGACTTGCGTGAAACCGTAGACGGCGCCGGCGCTTGCGGTCGGACCCTGAGCAGTCGTCGCCAGGACCAGCGCGGTCCCAGCAAGTATTGTGCGCAGCCAGCAAGACCGAAATTGCGGCGATGCCGCGAGACCTGCGTGGGTCTTGTCTGATGATCTTTTCATTGGAGTTTCCCTGTTTCGTGAGGTGTTTGCGTATGGTCTGCGTCGCTCGCGACGCCGTGATCGGGCACATTGGAATTTCATGACGTTTGCCACTTCAATCGCTCCCGTCTGCTGTCCGGATAACAAACCTTCTAGCAGTCCCAGTTGACAGCAACCTGAACGCTGCCGCGACTCACTTAGCTCCATAGCTTCCTCCGTTCGGTTCAATGCTTGACGATGCGAGTGCGCAAAAGCGCCTCGCTTGGGTTCACTGGATCGTCGCTGAAATCGGGGGGATCGTGGTCGGGCTGATGGTGGCGCTTCGCGCGCGCGACTCCGAGTCTAGAGCTACAAGATTCTTGCTTATTATGGACTCTGGATTCTGGAGTCATGCTGCGAGCATTGCTTGTGCCGAATTCCGCTTTATTTTCAGCACCTTTCGACCACCGAGCCGCCGACATCTTTTTTCCCTTTTTGCTCCACTTTTCTTCACGTACCATTTTCCGGGAGTAGATCGTGCCCCTCGAATTGACGCTAAAAACGCCCGCTTTTTGCAGTTCGGCCAGCAGCTTTTCGACCCGCCTCGGCGTGCCGTTTGTCAGCGTGGCGAGCGTCTGTGCATCGACCTTCTGGCGACCTAGCTTGAGATGACCGCGAGGCTTAGCGGCATCCATGAGGCAAAGCATGTCCACCCAGAGGCCGCGCGCGGCATAGCTGCATGTGCGCAAGGCGGGGTCTCCGAGCCAGTCGGACGGATAGAAGCGCATCCACCGTTCCGCCGTCATGCTGCCGCCTCGGCAAATAGGAGGCGGAGTTTTTGCGAGCAGGTCGCGGCCCATCTGGCGATGCATGCGGCCTCGGCCTCGTCCTCGTTGCCGGCCGCGATCCGAAGCGCCTTGCAATAGGCCCTCGCTTGCGCCTTGGCGTCGGCGCGCGACAGCTTGCCGCCGCCCTTGCCATAGATCGCGGCGCGCCATGTGGCCGGCGGGACCGACTCATGCGGAATGCGGTAGCTGATTGCCTCGCCCCGGATGATGCCTTGGATTTCCGGCAAGAGCAGCTGATCGGCGTTGACGGTCCAGATGGCGGGATCGTCGCCGCCGAGCCCGAGCAGATCGGGGTTAGGCTTCTTGGGATAGGCCGAGATGCGCCGCCGGGCGCGCTCCCACACGATGAAATCGGGGCGGCGATCTTTCGGCCCGACCAACCGCTTGAACTGGCGCGCGAACAGTTCGCATTTTTCCTCGGGATCGCCCGCGTCCTTGCACGAAAACGAGCCGCAGCGCATGTCTCGCTCGTCACCGGGGTATTCGTAGAGCGCGAACCCGGTGCGTGTTATGGACTGGTCGAGGCCGAGGATCAGCATTATCAGGCCGCCCGCAACTCGCCGTATTCTTCCAAAGCGTCGGCGTGTGCCAGCTTGCGCGCGGCCTCAGACCGAAGCCGGTTGACGTTAAAGGCAATGTCGTCGCGATTCAGACATTCGAGTTTCACATATTCGGGGTCATCCTTGGATGAGCGCGCCGTTGGATAGCGGGCCTGTAGATCGGGGAAAAGATCATGCGCCTCCCCATCATCTTCCGGCTCGAAGCGCTTTCGGCAGAATTCCCGCGCGATCTGGCGTAGCTCCAAGTGGCAACCGAGATAGACCAGAGGCGGCGCCTCCCGATCCGGGTCAAGCTCGGTCATTGCCTCGGTCGCCAGCCACGACGGGCTCACGCGGGCTTCATCTTTCCGCCGCTCATACACGGCGGACAGAATTTCGCGCAGCCTCGCGGCCTCCGATGTTCCCTTGTTCGGCATTTGACGCCTCCAATTGGTTGAGCCATTCACAGACGCGCGGTACCAGCCGGCGCATATCTGCCCGCATGTGATCCGCCATTTCCGCCCAAACGCGGTCGGGATCGTCGGCCAGAATTCCGTTCCCTTCGAAGTCCTTCATGCGGCCCCAAAGCCATAGGGCGGCGCTGTCCATGGGCTTCGATCGCTTTTCAGCAATCTTCGCGATGATGCTGTTCGCGGTCGGCACGCCCGGCTCGGCGAGTGCCGCCTCGAATTCCTCTTTGGGAACCGCAGCGAGCTTTTGCCAGCGCTCGTCCTGATCTTTTGAAATCCCGAGTTCGGCGCGGCGCTCCGCATTGGTCGAAACCTTCCCGGCTTGGTCGGGAGGGTTTTTTGCAGGTCGCCCGCCCCTGCTTTTTTCCTCTTGGCGCCGCAGCTCGCCGGCCTTGCGCTCGGCCCGGAGCCGGATTTCACACGCGCGGCGTTCCGCTTCGATGTTTTTCGCTTGCCGGGCATAAACCTCAAGCGCCAGCGCCTTGTCCCGAATATCTTTGACCTCATCGATTTGGTAGGCCTCATCGATGGCCCGGCACATGGCATCGTATCGGGCGAGTTCCGCAGTCATTGCGCCGCCTCCACGTAACTATTTGCGATTTGATTTGAGGGCCGGCCGATGAAGTGCGGGCCGCCAGAATGCCGGCGGTCGAAGCGATGCCACGCGCAGGAATCCTTGGCTTGATGCTTCGTGCCCGGTATCCACTTGAGCCGGCCGACAGCGACGATGTGGGAGCAATAATCGAGATAAGGCGCCGCTTGCTTGGTGTGCGCCCAATCGGCATCAAACAGGAGCCATGTCGGCAGGATATCGGAAAAGCGCTCGATCATCGGATGGAGCACAGCCCGCGTCCACGGCGGGTTCGTCACGATCGCGTCGGCGCCCTGAAATATGTTTGGATCGCAGGTCAGGGCGTCGAAGCCGTCGCGCAGATCGCGGGCAAAGGCGCAAAGGAAGCCAAAGCTGCATAGATGCGCGACCAGATTTCCAGCGCCCGCGCACGGTTCGACAAAGGTCACGATCCCCTCGGCGCGAAGATGCGGGAGCACTGGCGTGACCCCCTTCAAGGGCGTGGCGTAATCGTCCGCCTTGCGCCGGGGGAAGTCGGATCGCTTACCCATGGCGGGGCACCCGAGGCTGATAGCCGATCAGTTGGTGATAAGGACACCATTTCTCGCCCTTGCGGGTGCCGGCGCCGCAAAATAGGTGCTGATCCGGGGCGGCGCCGTGCGGACTCACCGGCCAATGGCAATCGCCGCGCTTCAATTCGGCCAGCGGCACAAATCGCATGGGCGGAGGAGGCAACTGGAGGACCGGCGCCGGGTTGGCTTTAATGGTCGAGCGCGCGACTTTCTTCACCGGCCACCTCCTCGGGCTTGCGGCTTTGGGCGGGCGCTTCATCAGCGCCCTTAACCGGGCATTGCGGAAAATCCGGCCGATGGCCGCGCCTCGGGAAATGCCCATCTCTTGGCCGATCTTTGCGGCCGACCAGCCCTTTTTGAGCATCTCGGCCACCTTGTCCCGGTCGGCCTCTTTCCAGATTACTTTCTCGGGTTGCATGGCGGCGGCCCCCTATTCGGCGGCCTCGGCCAGATCGGCCTCGTCGTCGTCCTCGGGATCGTTCTCGCCATCATCAGCGGCGGCCAGATCGGCGGCCTTCTGCGCGCGATTGGCCTGCTTCTTTTCCATGGCGGACTGTAGGTTAGCGGCCATTTCCGCCTGCGCTTCTTTCCAGCCCTTCGCCCATGCCCGGCCCTGCGCCGAGTTCTCGTCATATGGGTTGGTGTCGGCGTTGACGGCTTCATATCCAGCCCTTTCGCCCTCGCGCCGTGCGCGATCGACGGCCGGCTCGCGGTCGAAGTCGAATTCTGATTGAGCGCCGATCGGAAGCGCGAAATAGCGGCCGATCTCGGCGCGCCGCTTCTGCTCATTGACGATGATGGAAGGGTCCTCGATCTGCGCGCAGCGGAGGCCGAAATCGATGTCGGCGAGGACGATGCCGTTCGCCTTGGCCTCTTTGCGAAGTTTCAGCCGGACGGCGTTTTCGGCCTTGCACTTCTCGGTCTGGACCAAGATTTGGTTAAAGTGGTGCATGTAAAGAGCACGTTGCTCGGCTGGTGTAAGGTCCTTGGAATTATCGCCGATGGTGGCGGGCATTGGGGGCCTCCTCTTGGGTTAGGGGCGGCCACCGCGTCGCGAGGGCGCCGTGGAGGGAAGGAAAGCCCCACGGCGGAGAGTGGGGGCGCGGTGGCCTTTCCCGCCGGCCGGGGCATGGTCGGCGGAACATCAGGCGGCTATTCCGCCGCCTCCTTATTTACTGGCGCCGGGCCGAATACGTCGGGGCGCAGAATGTGACAGGAAATGCCGGTTTCCCTTTCGACGCGCAGCACGTGCTTTGCCGGGATGATCTTCCAGGCGTGGACCAGCTGGCGGGAAACGCCCAGCCTTTGGGCGAGGAACTTTGCCCCGCCTGCGCGAGTCTTGGCGGCCTCGCATGCAATGGCCCGAGGATCAGTCGATAAGTTTTGTTTGCTCGCGTTCATTTATAAATGTAAGCAATATTTTCACGCGGGATCAAGAGATTTTGAGAATTTCACGGTGACAAGTTAAGCTGGCGTGTGGCATGGTTGAACCTGGTGGGGGAAATGCACCTGTGACGAGCGGGAAAAGGCGATTGGTGAGCCGAGCCGAATTGGCGGCGGGTAAAAAAAGGGAGGCTGAAAAGCATGCAGAGCTTGTGGAGCTTGGCAAACGCATCAGATACCTCAGGAAGGAAATCCTCGGTTATCACCGACAATCCGATTTCGCCGAACGCCTTGGGGTGACCCGAGGCGCCGTAGGAAATTGGGAAATCGGCGTCGGGATGAAACGCGATCACCTGATAACGATCGCCAAGGAATTTAATATTTCGCATGCATGGCTGGCCGAGGGGAAAGGCACCCCGATCGCAAAGCCGAGCATCGATTCAAAGTTGGAATTGTTGCCGCCGGAAGAATACGAAACGCTCTATGAGCACTTTCAGACCATGATTGATAACCGGCTGCGCGCATTGGGGCGAAAGGAGCAAAACGACGACGAGGACTCGGGGCCTCCCGATGTTCAAGCGGGGGATTATTCAAAGCGGCGGGAACCAAATAAATGAGAGGATTCATGCGGTTATGGGTAGACTCTTGGTATCGTCAGCAATGGATTCAGAGGAAGGGCTTCCACCGGCTCTGACAGATTTTCACGTCGTTGCTGTGGGCGATCATTTCATCGCCCAAATGCAAACGGATGACGGCCGGCGAATGGCCGTGTTGATCCGATCGTTTGATGACGCCGCTTGGCTCCAGCATGAGGCGAGCCAAGCCCTCGCAGCGATGATTTCCAGCGTTCGAAACGCCCCTTACCCGGCCCGGCAATTCGCCGAGGTGATCCGGCGCGCCGCACGCGCGGATGTGCAAAAGAGCCATGTCCTGTTTAACCCGGCTACCGACGAGTTCAACTATCATCTTCACTTCCCCAGGCGTGCACCGATCTCGATGACGCTGACCGGCGCGGATATCGACATTATGCGCGCCAAGCAGCAGGCCGCCCGATCCATCGCGCGCGCCGATCGCTAACCACACTTACGGATATCTTGACGCCGCCCGAGGCCGCAAACGCGCTTCGGGGGCGAGTCCCCCCATCGGACTGACCCACGTTAGCCAGCGACGCTACTCCGATTCTGCAAATAAGCTTTTCACCGATCTTGTGGATGTGTGAAATTATTGTTTTCATGAGGATCTCCACTATAGGAGGACTTCATGCAAAACGATTGGGATAAATGGCAGGCCGCGCTCGCCGATCCGAGCAAGATTGGCACCGGAAAACTCACCATTCATCCGGGCGAGCCGTGGACCGGCTATTTCCGCGTCCGCCGCAAGGGCGGCGATTGGGAGCCGGTGCAGTTTTGGCGGGGCGCTGACGGCGATTGGTACGCGACGCGATCCGGCCGCCCCGTCGATCGCGACCAGATCGATGATTTGTTCCTGTGGGCGGTCAAGCAGCCCATCAGCGAGGAGGCGTTTGACCGGGCCAAGGCCGGCAACGGATGGGCCGACGAGCCCGAGCGGCCAGCCGCCGGCATCGGCCATAACAGCGGCGCCGAGGCTGATGAATATGAGGCCCTGCGGATCGAATGGCTCGGCGAAAGGGAACAGGCCCTCGCCTTCCTGAAAAAGCCGATTGCCAGCAAGGAGGAAGCCGACAAGGCGGCCATATCGGCGCGGCGGCTCAAGGACATCGCCAACCGGGCCGACAAGCTGCACGCCGATGAAAAAGCGCCGGTTCTCGTCAAGGCCCGGAAGATCGACTCCAAATGGCGCGAATTGCGTGAGGAGCCCGAGGGCCTGCAAAAGCTCCTGAAACGGCATCAGCTGGCGTGGCTCCAAGAGCAAGACCGGATTGAAAAGGAGCGCGTGCGGGCCGCCGCAGCCGAAGCGGAGCGCTTGCGCCGCGAGGCCGAGGAAACCTTGAGCAAAGCGAAGACGCCCGAGGCCGAACGCGAGGCCGGCGAAAAGCTGGCCGCCGCGAAAGAGGCAGAGCGCGAGGCGGAATACAGGCGCCCGCAAGCCGGGCGGACTGGCGCCAAGACATCGCTGCGCACCCGCCGCGTCGGCCGGATCATCGATCTCGAAACCTTCCTCGCCTCGATCAAGGACAGCCAAGAAATCAAGGACGCCGCCGATAAGGCCTGCGCGCGCTTGGCGAAAGCCAATGTCGCGGTGCCTGGAATGGAGATTGTCGAGGAAAGGACAGTGGTATGAACCAGCTTGCAAAAGCGCCGCGCCGGTCTGTGCTTGTCGATATGGCCGCGCACTTCGGCATGGAGGCCGATGCCTTCGAAATGACGGTGCGGGCGCAATGCTCGCCGACCCCAAAGAAGGGCGAGCAATTCCGTCCGCTGACCCGCGAGGAGTTTGCCGCCTTCCTGCTGGTCGCCAAGAAATACGATCTCAATCCGCTAACCCGCGAGATTTTCGCCTATCCGAAGCGCGGCGGCGGCGTCGTGCCGATCGTCTCGATTGACGGGTGGATCAACCTCGTCAATTCGCACCCGGCTTGCGACGGCTTTGAATTCACGTGGGAGCGCGATGCCAACGGCGATCCGATTTCTTGCACATGCATCATGCATCGCAAGGACCGAAGCCACCCGACCGCCGTCACCGAATACCTCGCCGAGTGCTGGCGCGACACCGAACCGTGGAAGATGAAGCACCGCATGTTGCGCCACAAGGCGCTGATGCAATGCGCCCGCTATGCCTTCGGCTTTGCCGGCATCTACGACGAGGACGAGGGCCGGCGGATCGCCGAAGATCAGAACATTGCCCTATTGCCGCCAGCGCCGCGCGCGCCGCGCATAGGTCAGCAGAGCCCTGCTGGTGAAAAAATCCAGACGGCGCAGGGCGATGCGACGGAGGTCGAGTCCGGGACCGGGCAGCCGCCGGTAGACTCGGCCTCCCCCCTTGATGACGAGCCCGACCCCGATCGCGAGGAAATAGGCGGCGTCGATGCCGACTCCACCCCGGACGCGGAATTCTTTGACGAACTGCGCGACCGGCTGGCCGAGGCGAAAGACGCCGCCAGCGTGGAGGAAATCTGGACAGAGCTTGACCCGATGGCGCGGTTCGAAGGCTCCGACCTTGATCAAGAGATTTGCCAGAAGATCAAAGCGCGCCGGCTGCGCGATCTGGAAAAGGAGGATGGGAAATGAGGCCGACGTTCGACAATGGCGCCCTGATTGATTGGATCGCCGCGCAGGACCCGGAGCAATATTATGATTACGTCAGCTGCCGCGAAGAACCTTTGCTGGCTTTGCGGCGATGTGATGGGCACCCGCAAGGCGTTTGCCCTCGGCCCGATGTGCTGCATAAACCGGGTATCGGCCGAGCCGCCGTCGCATTACGAATGCGCGGTCTTTGCCGCCAAGGCATGCCCCTTTCTTTCCAATCCCGACGCCCGGCGCCGCGAGCGCGATCTGCCCGAGGCCCGCGAGGTCGCCGGGATCATGATTGAGCGCAATCCCGGCGTGACCGCGATTTGGGTGACGCGCTTCTATAGCCTGATGCAGGTTTCAAACGGCGTCCTGTTCTTCGTCGGCGAGCCGGAAGGGCTGGAATTCTACGCACGCGGACGCGCCGCGACCCGCGCCGAAATCGAGGCGTCCATCGCCTCGGGCATTCCCCATCTAGAGGAGGTCGCCAAGCGCGACGGGCGCGGGGCGATGTCGGAACTCAAGCGCATGCGGAAACGCTTTGACGCCCTGCTGGCCGATCGGGTGCCGGCATGACGAAGGACGAGGAGCAATTGTGGCGCGCCGAGCAATACCAGCGCCTCGCCGCCCTCAATTATGAAAAAGCGGTGGAAAGCGACCGCGACGCCGACCGCCTGATCTACCAGAGGATGGGCGCGACCTATTCGCGGTTCTCACGGCGATTGATGGGAATAGAGCAATGAAGAACGATATCCCCCCGCTCCGACTGACAGTCGGCCCCGGCAAGCTGACGCCGGCCGATGCCTTTTCCGCCGAAAGGCTCGAGTCGTACCGGCATGGCACGACGATGTTCGTCCAGCCGATCACCGATCCGCAAAGCAAGAAGCGCCGCAAATTTTGGGCGATCCTCGGACTCGTCATTAGGAATTGCAACACGCCCTGGCGCACCGTCAAGGACGCCGCGAACGCGATAAAGCGGACGTTCGGGCTGATGGACGACGGCGGCACGGCCGGCAACGTGCGGATCATGTACCCGCGCAGCCTGAATGATCTGACAGAGCCCGAATTTGAGGAATTCTACGAAGACGCCATGCTCTATTTGCAGCGCGTGACTGGCATCGATCCCGAGACGCTTTCCAAGGAGTCGCCCGATCCCGGCGACGATGAACCGCCGGCCTCATCCTCCAGCGAGGCCGACGCAGGCAGCGGCGGTGGCGAATCCCCCAATCCTGAAGGCAACCCCGCCGCCGCTGCCACCCCGCATCGTGACGAATGCATCGCGAAGTTTCTGCAATTCGCGACCGATGAGGAAACCTCGGCGCAGTGGAAGCTCGAAAACCTCGCCCCAACCGTCAAGGCGGCGTGCGTGCAACAATTGCCCGACGATATCGCCTTTGTTGAGGCGTGCTGCCGAACGGCGGAACAGCTTATCCGAGGCGATATCAAAGGCCCGGAGGCGACCCGCTATCTCGATGCGCTGGCCGCCAAGCCAAAGGAGCAAGGCAATGGTGACGCAGGAAGAAGCCGCTAAAATTTGCGATCAGGTCAATTTGATCGTGGAGGCTATTAAGCCTCTTCTGGCCGGCCACCCGGCCGAGGTCCAAAGCGTCGTGCTTGCCGATCTGGTCGCCACCTTCATTGCCGGCTGGTCGCCTAATCTCCGCAAGAAGATGCTCGACGCCCTTATTGCAAATGTCGGCGACCTGATCCCCGTCAATGAAATGATCCTTTTCGGCCCGGAAGGGCACCCGGATAGGGAGATGACGCGCCAATGATTACCACCCGCGAGAAAGCCAATTGCGCCGCCCGCGAAGTCAAGCAGCGGCGGTGGGTCTATTCCCGGCTCGTCGCCGAGGGCCGCATGCGGCAGCAATCCGCCGAGCGTGAAATCGAAGTTATGCAGGCCATCGCCGACGACTATTTGCGGTGGGCCTGTGAGGAGGAGTTGCAAACGAGCTTGCCGCTATGACGCTCAAATCAGACCCCATCTCTTACCCGCCTCGCGGTCTTAACCGTGAGGAGGCCGCCCGCTATATCGGCGTCGGCCTAAGCAAGTTCGATCAGTTGGTGGCCGACCGACGCATGCCGAAGCCGAAGCGCCTTGACGGGCGCACGGTATGGGATCGCGTCGCACTGGACGTGGCGTTTTCGGAACTTCCCGAGGAAGGTCAGGAGAATTTCTTCGACCGCGCAGCGGCGACCAAGCGGCAGTGATTGGGCCGCCGGTAGGTTGCGAAATACCCATTGAACGAATATATTTTCTATCCTAACGTCCGGCCATGGACTTCGAATTTGACCCACCCAAGAGCGCCACGAACCTTGAAAAGCACGGCATCGACTTTGATGCCGCGCAGGCCCTCTGGCTCGATGAACGGCTGTTGGAAGTCCCTGCGAAAACCGAAGATGAGCCCCGCTTTCTGGCAATAGGCCAGATCGGCGGCAAGCACTGGACAGCGGTTTTCACCTATCGTGGCACAGCCATTCGGATCATTTCGGTGCGCCGCGCCCGGAAACAGGAGATAGAGCACTATGAAAGCCTCTGAATTTGACCGGCGCTTTGATGCCGGCGAGGATATCACCGACGCGGTTGATTGGGATAAGGCGCAGCGCCCCAATCTGGAGCCCCATCGCGTCAATGTCGATTTCCCTTCGTGGGTGGTTGGGAAATTGGACCAAGAGGCGCAGCGCTTGGGGATCACCCGGCAAGCGCTGATTAAGGTGTGGATCGCCGATCGGCTGGAGGGGCGAAATGGCGCAGCATCCTGA